AACAATTCCATCTGCTAATGAAATATTAGAAGCCGTTGCTGTGTCGGCGTAAGTCATACCTGTTATATCTGGTAATCCAGCTGCTTGTCTTGTAACGAAAGCACCTGTTACGTTATTTTTTACTGCCACTTCGAAACCGTTTTGGGATCGTACTGGACCTGTAAATGTTGTATTTGCCATAATTTTTTCCTTTTCTATAGTTTGTGATGCATAGTCTCTATAGCGTCTGCCTAGCCAGTCTACACACCTATTTTTATTCTAGGTCTTTTCATTATACATAAAAAAAGGGGCGATGTGAACACCGCCCCTTCAATTTCTAATACTGATAATTAGTATTAGCTAGTAGGTAATTTACCGTTACCAAATACACATCTTGGATCAGAAAATCCAAAAGAGTATCTTTCTCTAGCTTTAAATCTAACGTTTCCAGTATCGAAGTCACCTTCCATAGCAGTTTTAATTGGGCTTCTTACGAAGTGTTTAAAACCGTTTGGTGCATCAGTTAACAAGAAGAATGAGTCTGTGTCAGTTAAGAAGTTATTAACTACATAACCTTGAGGAACCATTCCCATGTTAGCTATTGCGTTGATGTCATTATCTGCAGTGCCGACTCTTTGAGGAGACTTCATCAATCTTTCCGCTGTAAATTGTAATTCTTTTGGAAGTACCATTTTAACACCGTTAAGGGCGATTTTTAGTCCTCTTTCATCAACGAAAGATTGGATGTCAATCAAAGATTGTTCCAATGACGTTTCGTTAAGGTCAGCTGCTGTTGCTAAAACATTCGAGAAAGTTCCGCCAGTTGCTAATGGGTGAGAACCATTTATTAATGATACTCCGTCACCACCAGTTACTGTTGTTACTTGCGCGTTGTTTAAAACTGCTGCAGCTTTAACTTGTTTCGTGTTCGACATAGATCTTGCAAGAGCTCTTGTGTATCTTGCTGCTAATCTGTCGTACAAGTTATCTTCGATAGCTTCTTCTGTGATAGAAAATGCTAAAGCGATTGTTTCGTGTGTGTATCTAGCTGTGAAAGTTTCACCTGCTGTATCAAACACTACTCCAGCACCTTCTTGTTTAGTTGGTGCAGAAGCGAAACCGCTTAACATTACTTCTTCTTCAAAAGCTCTGTCAGATGTTTCAGTTACGAAAATTTCAGCATGCTGATTTTCGTATCTATTATATTCCAGGCCGAATAAAGCATTCAAACCTGGCTCTAGTTCTTTAACTAGTTGGGATCGTGATATTGCCATAGTTTATCTCCTTTACGCTATACCTGTGCCACTTCTATAGAAGTGATTGTTGATTCTAACAAGAATGTTCGCATTTGCAGAACTTGTGTCAGAGTTTTCTGGATCTTGCGAGATATCGATCGCTTGAACTGCGAAAGTACTTGCAACACCAGATACACTAACATCTAGTTGTTGTTTTGATATTCCTGTTTGTGTAACACCTGTTGTGTTAGTAACAGAATAGTTCTTGTACAGATCGGCTCTTGTAAAAGTCGCATCAGCATCCATTAGGAATACTGCATCTGGATCATCAACAATAAATGCTGTGATGTCAGAAGCAGCAATACCACCTGGATAGTAATTGCTGTAAGTCGGCTTTTGAGTAGTTGGGTCTGTGTAAAAACATCCGTTAAAAACGCCTATAACAGCATCCGAAGTGTTCGGGCCATGTCTTTGGATATTTCCAGTTCCTAATGGTTCAACCATTTCTCCTTGGAAAATCGCATCTGCATAACCTGAAGCAATCGTGTATCTGTTTTGGGCTCCAACAAGAGGTGTTCCATCTAGTTTTCTGTAAGGTCTAAGACCGAACTTTTCTACTTGATTTGACATATTTGTTTTCTCCGTTTTAACAGTTTATTTTAATAACCCGGTAGGTATTGCAAAAAAATTATTTTTTACGACTACCACCAAAGGTCACTCTTGACTGTCTATCAATATTGATAGGCATGTCAGGGTGCTGTTCCTTCATAAGATCATTGTCAACCGCGTTCATTCTGTCTTGAGTAAGTTTTGCAAAATACTCAGCACGTGCGACCAAAATCTCCTCTGGTATCCTTGCCAGCACAAGGCCTCCAATTCCTATACACCCCTCGTATTTGCCTTCGGTATAGAAAGGATATTTATTAGTGCCGATCTCGTTTTGAACTTGTTCGACTGTAACAAAATCCCATCCTTCCCTTAATTTTTTAGATACATTAGCTGTATCTTCAAAACCTTGAACGGTAGTACGGATCCATCTGTGGGCGTAACCGTTCGGTGCGGGTGGTGCATCCAAACTGGATGGTGGAGTCCAAGCTTTTGGAGCTTCTTTCGTTGCTTTATTCTCTGACTCCCGTGAAGTTCTCTTAATTGTATTCATACTATTTATCCTCCTTCACGTATCTAGCATATTCCTCTAGTGGCACATTTAATCTTTTAGCAATCGCTACCTGTGACTTTGTGAGTTTCACAGTTCTGCGTCCTTGTTGGCTACGACCAGCTGAGGCAACCGTTTGGACGGGTTTCGGTGTCTCTTTTTTAGGCTCGTCATTAGTGTTGTCAAAACTTTCAGGAAAATACCTTTTAAGTCTTGAGTTAACTTCATTATAGTACTCATCACTGTCCACTTCAATACCCTCTTGTGAAATATTATTGTGAATAGTAATTGCAGCATTAGTCATGACCTCATCATTCCCAAACCACTTATTTTCTTCAGCCCATTTTTTGGCTTTAGGTGTAATTTGTGGCTCTGGTTGTGATGATTCCGCTGTTTGAGGTTCAGCTTGTACGTATTGTTGTTGTTTACTTTTTTCTTCATCAGTTTTCTTTCGTTCTTCACGATTCATCATCTCTAATCTAGCTTTTTCTTTTTCGACAGCTAGTTGAGTTAATCTATCGTTAGCTTCCATAATTTTAGAAGCATCTTGACTTTCGATTGCTGATTGAAGGGCTACTTTAACTTGTTCTCTTTGAGCATCTACTCTAGCATCTAATTCTTTTAGATACTGATCGTCAGTAGAATTTAACTTTTTGATACTTGAGTCAAATTTCTTTTGAATACCTTTAGCGTATTCGACAGCTGCTTTTTCTCTTCTTACAGCTTCTCTTCTTTCATAAACAAGTTTATCAATTCTTTTTTGATAATCTCGTCTAGATTCACTAAGGTTTGGTTTTTCTTCTTCTTGTTTGTTTTCGACAACATCACCTGTTTCTTCGGTTTTATCCTCAGTGATTTCAATATCAGGTTTTTCTTTATTGTCTTCAACAGGTTTAGAATGATCTGTATAACCTAAATCAACTTCACCAACATTTAAATTTGGTGAGTCTTCTTTTTTAGATTCTTCTACAGATACATTTTCTTCTTTAACATTATCGGTATCTAATTCTACCTCATGTTCTTTCGCCATAAGTGCTTCTGCACTATAGTCTTTTACTTCTGCCATTTTATCCTCCTTTATTAAAATAAATGGAGAATATCTTCTGGCTTACCTATAGTTCCTATGATCTCGTCATCGTTGAGTATTCGGTGTTCACCGAACTTAGTTTGAAATCTACTTCCAGAGTATCTGCCATACATGACAAATTCCCCTTCATTACACCAAGGACCCTCAGGAAATTTTTCTTTATCCTTATAACAAAGGTCACCCTGTTTAACGACTAATCCAACAACAGTTGTCATTTGAATTTTGTCTTGGGTTTCGTCTGATAATATAACACCGCCTTTTGTTTTTGCTTGGCCAGACCATGGTCTAACTAGCATACGGTATCCGACTGGGTTAGGTATGATTTCAAGATACTCTTTAATGCCTTTGGGATCTGTTGGAATTTGTGATTTGACCTCATCTTTATTTTTTTCGTTTCCGAAATCAGTAAGTTTAGGTTTTATCAATTGTACCATCGTTATCCTCCTTTTGCAGGTTTTTAATATCCTGAAGCAGCGTTTCTAAAGCGCTGAGTCTGCCCCGACCATACATTAATTTATCTACGGAATCAACCCCATAGCACAAGTGATCTTTGATATCTTTGATTTGTCTATTTATAACATTTACTATCTGTTCTTTAGTATGATAATCAAGCATTAATTTCTTTTAAGAGCTATTTTATTCTTACCTTGTTTAAGTAACATAAAGCCATAATCATTAACTATAACTTTAAGAATTAAGTCCATATTATATTTTGGATAATCATCAAATATAAATACAGTTCCAGGTTTAGATCTTTCAGCAAAAAATAATACTTCTTTTAAAACATCTATTGTTTTATGAGGTCCATCAAAATGAACTAAATCATATTTGTTTATAACTTCTTTTTCATTTCTATAAATTGGAACACCATCATGAAAACGTTTCATAAACTCATCATCTCTCATAGGAAATAAAGTAAAGTTTTCATAATCAATATCTTTAATTAATTGTAGCTTCATACTGTTTGTATAATCACAAGTATAAGCACCCGAATCATCGTAGTGTTCGTAGTTTAAATTACCATATGGATCAACTCCAAGGTGCCAATGATTTTTATCTT